GACGCAGAGGACGTCTTCCTCGGTCGCCGGGAGGAGCTGGACATGATGGCCGATCTGGACCTGGTGTTCGATACGGACCCGGCGCAGACCGACATGAAGGGCGTCGTTCAGGCCGCCGAGCCGGATGCACCGGTTGCCGAGGCTGGCACGCCGGAGGCGGAAAGCGATCAGCCAGTGAGCGACGACGATCAATCAGCAAACGACAACCAGGAGGAAACAGCAGACGCAGCAGCATAACTTTTATCAACCCCATGAAGGCCCGCCCGGTTATCCGCGCGGGCCTTTTCTTTTGGAGAAAACATGACGGGACACACCAAGCCCGAAACGAGTTTGACCAGGCTGGGGCCGCTCAAGCGCTATGTGCGTTTGCTTGCTGGTCTTGGCGAGACGCCAGACGTCCAGATCGGTGTCGTGGATGCGGAAAGCCGCACCGTCACCATGCCGTTCTCCAGCCAGACGCCATGTCCCGCGCTGATTAACGGCGACATGGTCGACGAGGTGCTGAGTCACCAGCCCGGCGCGGCCGTAATGCAGCGCATCAACGCCGGCGGACCGCTGCTCTTTAACCACGACCTGAACGACCTGTTGGGTGTGGTCGAAAAAGCGTGGATCGGCGCCGACCAGCGCGGTTACTGCACCGTCCGCTTCGGCAGCGACGAGCGCGGCGACTGGGCCATGAAGCAAGTGCAGGACGGCATCTTGCAGAACGTGTCGTTCCTTTACCGCGTCTATTCCTATCAATCCGACCTTGCCGGCGAGGTGTACACGGCGACCCGCTGGGAGCCGCTGGAAATCTCATTCGTCACCGTGCCCGCCGACGCCACCGTCGGCGTCGGCCGCGCAGCAGCAACAGACCAAGAAATGGACGTCCAAATCGAACGTCCGCAACCAAACCCGGCACCTGCCGACAACCCTGAAAACCCTGAAGGAAACGAGATGTTTAAAGTAAAACACGTCATTCAAGATGCCGCCGATGCAACCCGCTCGGCCGGCGGTTCCGCAGCCGCCGTCGTGGTCGACCAGGTCGACCCGGCCGCAACCGAAGCAGCGCGCGTTACCGAAATCGAAGCCATGTGCAAGCAGCACCAGATCAGCGACAACACGCGCAATCTGATGGTCACGCTGCGTTCGCCAATCGAGCAAGCGCGCGGCATCGTGCTGAACGAGGTGCTGGCGCGTGGCCGCAGCGAGGCGTCGCTGGGCGGCTCCCATAACCCTGATCTGTCCGAGCGCGAGAAAGCCCGCTACAGCATGCTGCGCGCGATCAACGCGGCGGTGAAGGAGCGCATGGGCGAAGGCAGCGCCTGGAAAGAAGCCGGCTTCGAGCGTGAGGTGTCGCTGGAAATCGGTAAGCGTTCCGGTAAGCAGACGGCCGGTATCTTCGTGCCGACCAATCTGCGCTTCGCCGCGCGCTCGGCTGACTATAGCGTCGGCACCGGCGCCGGCCTGTCCGCAGGTTCCGGCGGCGGCAACCTGGTGCAAACCAACCTGATGGCCGGCAGCATGATCGAGCTGCTGCGCAATAAGGCCCGTGTGTTCGGCCTGGGCGCGCAGATGCTGTCGGGCTTGGTGGGCAACATCGATATCCCGCGTCAAAAAGCCGCAGGCCAGACCTACTGGATCGGCGAGGGCCAAGTGTTGAACCAGACCGGCGGCCAGTTCGACAAGGTCAGTCTGACGCCGAAGCACATCGGCGCGCTGTCCGTCATCACCCGCAACATGCTGCAACAGTCCACGCCGGACGTTGACATGCTGGCCCGCGCCGATCTGCTCGATACCTTGGCGCTGGGCATTGACCTGGCCGCGTTGTCCGGCACTGGCCTGAACAACCAGCCGCTGGGCATCGCCAACCTGCCTGGCATCAACCAAATCATCGGCGGCGTGAACGGCGGCGCTATCACGCTCGACCAGCTGATCGATATGGAAACGGCCGTTGCCGACGCGAACGCGGACAGCAACAACATGGCCTACCTGTGCAACGCCCGTTCCGTCGGCGCGTTGAAGAAACTGAAGTCGACCACGGGCGAATACCTGTGGACGAACTCGCCGATGGGCCAGCGTAGCGGCACACCGGGCGAGATCAACGGCTATACCGTTGCCCGCTCCAACCAGGCGCGCAAGAACTTGACCAAGGGCACCGGCACCAACTTGTCCGAGCTGTTCTTTGGCGACTGGTCGCAGGTGCTGGTCGGCGAATGGGGCGTCGTGGAAATTCTGCCGAACCCATACGCGCCTGGCCTCTATGAGCAGGGCGCCATTGAGCTGCGCGTGCTGCAAACGCTCGACATCGCGGTACGCCACCAGGAAGCGTTCTCGATCATGTCCGACGCGATCACGAACTAATTTCAATCAACCCGAAGCGGCCCCCACTCAGGGGCCGTTTTCAATTCTAAGAAAAGGCAAGAACATGGCAAAGCAATACAAAATCCGCACCGGTTTCTCGTTCATCGGCGCCGATAGCAAAGTGATCGGCGGCGGCCAGATCGTCACGCTGGAGGACGACGTGGCATCGGGCCAGATGCACAAGCTGGAGGAAGTTCAGCCCGAAGTGGTAGCGGTGCCGAAGAAGCCGGCGCCGAAAGCGAAGGCCGTCGAAGCTGTGGCCGATCTTGTGCAGACGTCTGCACAAGATGGCGCCGCGACCGAAGACCCGGCCGACAAGCCCGCCGAGACGCAAACCGAGCAGCCGGCCGAAGCGCCCGCCGAATAACGGCATGTTCAGCGAAGACCTCGACCTGTTCCTGGTCGACCACGGCCTGCCGTGCAATGCGGCCGGAATCGATTTCCTGGGCATTCTCGATACGCCCGACGACGGTGTTTCTGTAGGCGGCAAGAACATGACTTCGACCATGTACGCGCTGACGGTCAAGACCTTCGATGTCAAGCGTTGTGCGCTCAAGTACAACGCCGCCATCACGGTCAACGGCCTGCCTTACACCGTCCGCGAAGGGCAAATGCTCGACGACGGCTCGTTCACCCAGCTCAACCTCTCGAAAACATGACTTCTTCCTCTGTAGTGGGTCAGATCACCGACAGGATGGTGGCGCTGCTGATGAACGCCACCGACGCGCAGGACCGTGTATTCGACTCGCGCGCGGCAGCTGTCGCGCGCGACGAGACGCCGTGCATCGCCATCACGCCGCCGAAATCCGAGGAAAGCAAAGTCTTCGGCAGCGGCGTGGACGAAAAGACGGTCGTTTTCACCGTCGAGGTGCTGGCGCGCGGCGAGCCGTGGCGCAAGGTCGCCGACCCCGTCGTGGTCGACATCCATCGGCTACTGATGAGCGACGCGGAACTGCTGGCGATGGTGGTCGACATGCGCTCTAGCGGCCGGGAATGGGAGGACGCGGAAGCGGACCAGACCGCCGGCACCGACGCCGTCAGCTACCGGCTGATTTACCAAACGTCGTCCAACGACTTGACGACATCAATTTAAATTAAGGACTTTCTATGGCACGCCATTTCGGCTCAGGTGTACTGTGGGCCACGCCCACGCAAGACGCTAACGGCAATTCGCCGATTAGCCCAACGCCGTTTCAGTTCGGCATCCTGCAAGACATCGGCATCGATGCCTCGTTCGAGGAAAAGCTCCTTTACGGCGCCAACAGCTTCGCTGTCGATGCCGCACGCGGCAAAGGTAAGATCGGCATCAAGGCGAAATTCGCCAACATCAACATCCTGCCGTTCACCGCTGCATTCTTCGGTCAGTCGGCGGTCACTGGTCTGATTACTTCGGTCAATGACCAAGTCGGCCAGGCCGCCGCCGCGTCCGTTACCGTCACGCCGCCGACCGGCAATACCTTCTTCGCCAACCTGGGCGTGCGCTCGGATGCGAACGGCGCGCCGATGATCCGTGTAGCTTCCGCGCCGACGAGCGGCCAATACACCACCGACGGCAACGGCCAATATGTGTTTGCCGCTGCCGACGTGGGCAAGCTCGTATTCATCGACTACCAATACATGACATCGACCGCCGGGCAACTGCTGACCATCACGAACATGCCGATGGGCCTCACGCCGACGATCAAGCTCGACATGTCGATGCGCCGAGCGGGCAAGGTGCTGACCTTGAGCTGGCCGCGCGTCAGCAGCTCGAAGCTGTCCATGTCGACCAAGCAAGAGGACTACATGATCCCCGAGCTGGACATGAGCGCCCTGGCCGATGATGCCGGCAATGTCTGGAAGTGGAGTTCGTCTGAATGAACGCTCCTAAAATTCCTGGCAAGTTGATCGCCCTCGGTGGCGCCGAGTATGTGCTGGCGCCGCTCAATGCTGCTGCGGTGAAGTTGTACCGCGACCAGATCAAAAACGTGTTCGTCGGCGGCATCCCCGACATCGAGTTGATCGCCAAGCTGGCCCACGCCAGCCTGGCGCGCAACTATCCCCAAATGACGCAGGCCGACGTCGAAAACATCATCGACTATGAAAACATGTTCGAGGTGTGGGAAAGCTTGCTCAACCTCTCCGGCCTGGTGGCGCAGGCGGGAAAAATGATGCGGCGGGTTCAGGAGGAGATGGCGACAGCGGGCTTGAAGACCTGATAGCGCACATCGTCGCCAGTACCGGCTGCACGCCGCAGCAAGCATGGTCGGAGTGGGACATCCCTTCGATCATCGCCCAAAACAAGTATTGGCGGTTGCACCCGCCAGTACATTTCTTGATCGCTTGGGAGCTTGGCTATCAGCCGCCTGAAGAGGCCGTGGCTGAAAAACTGACACCCGACGATTTATTGCAGATGTTCCCGATGCCTGGCTAATCGCCGGGCGTTTTTTTATGGGTGGCGCAATGGCCGATTCAGATACATCAACTACCTATGCGGTCGGCGCCGATCCTTCCAACTTTACGAGTGGGATGGATAAAGTGCAGGCCGCTGCAAAGCAGACGGCACAGAGCATTCAAAGCAGCTTCCAGGCGATTGAGTCCTCGCTAGGGCAAGTATCGTCCGCGCTCAAAACAGTAACAAACATGTTCGGCGCGCTGACGGCGGTGGCGGCCGGCGGCTCCGCGTTCAAAGAAGTGATCGGCGCGTCCAACGAGTGGACCGCCGAGGCGAAAAAACTGGCCGTCCAGATGGGTGTGACGACGGAGCGCGCCAGCGTGATGATGGTGGCGATGCGCCACCTGGGCATCGATTCCGAGACGGTGACGCTGGCCGCCGGCAAGCTCGCCAAACAGATTTCCACCAACGGCCAGGCGTTCGAGACGCTGGGCGTGAAGGTGAAGGACAGCGCTGGCCAGTACCGGCCGACGCTCGACATCATGGGCGAAGTCAACGACAAGTTGAAGGCCATCAAAAATCCGATCGAGCAGAACATTGCCGGCACGCAGATTTACGGCAAGTCGTGGAACGACGTGCGCGCCACGCTGCGGCTGACCAGCGACGAGATCAAGTCGGCCGAGCAGAAAACCAAGGACCTCGGCCTGGTGGTCGGCGACGAGGGTGTGGCGAACGCCCGTAAGTACAAAGAGGGCATGAACGACATGAAGCTCGTTCTGACTTCCCTCGAAGTGCAGGCCGGCGCCGCGCTGCTGCCGGTGTTTGTCCAGTTGGGCGCCTGGCTCAGTGGCGTCGGCCCAACCGTCGCCAAGGGCTTCGGCCTGGTGATCGAATACCTGGGCGATGTGATGGGTTCGGTCGCCGAAGTCGTCGAACAGCTGTGGCGCATGTTCACTGACGGCTTCGGCGCAATCGGCGACATTGTGGCGGAAGTGATGGGCACCAAGGCGCCCGGCGCCATGCAGATTTTCGAGAATATCCTCAAGCTCGTCGCCATCGCCTTTGTCGGCCTCAAGGTCGCGGCTCAGGTCGTGATCGAGGCCGTGATGGGCTACATCGAATTGTGGGTAGCCAGCATGCTGCGCTTCGCCGCCGTTGCCGAGCGCGCCGTGCATCTGGATTGGGATGGCGCCAAGCAGGCGTGGGCGACTGGCACGTCCATCATCGAGGACGTGCAACAGAAGCACATGGACAAGCTGGTGCAGATCGCGCAGGCCGGCAAGGACAAGATTGACGACATCGTGACGCGCGGGCCGAAGCAAGGCCCGGAAATCAAGGACAAGCAGATTCAAGGCGGCCCGACCTACGATTTCTCGAAGGGCAAGGACGACAAGGAAAAGTCGCGCATCCACGAATGGGAAGCCAAGCTCGAAGCCGATAAGGACGGCTACGCGAAGGAACAGGCGATGCAGGGCACCGCGCTGGAATTCAGCCACGCGATGGAAGTGGACTATTGGAAGAAGGTGCTGGACACGGCCAACCTTTCTACCGACGAAAAGGCGCAGGTCCAGAAGAAGTATTACACCGCGACCGCGGCTGTTCGCAAGGAAGATTTCGACAACGAAATCGCCAGCGAAAAGAC